TCACGCTCGACTAGGAGGTTGGCTTTGAATGCCGCGAGGTTTTCGCAAAGCCCGTTGAACTCATCGAGGCTGTACTGCGAGACGAGTTCGGCTTTGATAATTCCAGGCGTGACGATTGCCTGTCCCTGACCAAACCGCGTGCCGTCGTCGGCCAGCTTGCAGCGCGGATACTTCGACGTGATCAGTTGCCGCTGATTGCGCAGCAGCTTCGCGAGCGTGGCGAGCGTCGTCACCAATTCGTAGGCGTCGTCGCTCTGACCGTACAGATTGAGTTGGTAGGTCGTCTGCTCACGCGCGATCATTGGCTGATTGTCGCTGCCAGCCTTCTGGATCGCGAGGCCGTTCGATGCGATGCTGTTCATCTCCACGAAGTCGAACCGCTGGTGCAAAGGGGCGAGCTTGATCTTGTTGAGCGTGAGTGTCTGCAGCGGGCGGGCCGGGTCATTCGAGAGCGCGCGCTGTGCTTTGGCCGTATATGCGGCGGTCCACTCGAACGACGGCGATGGACTGCCCACCTCGACCGCCATGATCGAGGTAACGCCCGAGTTCTGCGTCGCACCGAACGTTACAAGGTCCGGATAGATGCCGCGCTTTGCCGAGAAGATCGACCCGAAGAGTTGCCGCTCCCAGCCCCAGCGCCCAAGGTCCGTAAAACCGTACTCCTCATTCCAGTCGAATAAGCTGTTGGAGTCGGTATACGGCATCGCGACATACTCGAACGGCATCTCGCCGAGGTTCGAGATTGCAGTAGCGAAGTCTGGCGTGCCTACCCCACCGGTGAGAAAGCCTGTCGTTGGCACTTCGATCCCGAGATCGTGCGGCAAAATCTCGCCGCCAATCGGGCCGTAGTAGTTCAGGCTCACATTGATCTCGTTGCCGCCAACGCCCTTCCAGATGCAAGTCAATACAACGTCGCCAGCCGTTGCCACCGCCGTCACGGGCAGATCGAGATTTTCGTTGATTGCATCGGCAATGGACGTTCCGATGCTATCCATGGTGTCAGTCGAGTGGATATTCACCGGGATGTGTTCGCCGCAGATATAGAGATGGATTGTTCCGGCTTCGCTTGCCACATCGGTGATCTTGATCGTGCCGGTCGCTGCGGTTGCAGCAACAGTTTCCGACACGCCCAATCCCCACACTTCGTTTGCGAAGTTATTGGCGAAATAAGCCTTGAACATACGGGCGATCTCCGACCCTTGTCCGAAGGCTGCGTCGGCCTGCGCCTGTGAGCCGATGGCAAGCGGCACGTCTGGCGGTGCGTGGCCGCCATTCATGGCGTCGAGCATCGTGCCGACAATCAGCGCCCGCAGGCCAAGTTGCGGGAGACCCGCCTTCGATGGGTCAACTTCAACCCAGTAGAGCGGGACTTTTATGTTCGATGGAATTTGGGAAAAGCTAATGGGCATTGCTTTGTCCTTTCAGGTTGACGAAACGAAAAAGGGGCCGCGCGATGCAGCCCCTCGGTCGGCAGGGTTTGGTTTGAGAAGATCAGCCGGTCGGCGTTTCCGTTGCGGCGCCGCCGCGATGCTGACGTGGCTGCGGCGGCGAACGAGACGACGACTGCGCGGATTGCTCGATCACTTTGACCGACCCGTCCGCGATACGACGTCGGGTGAAGCGGTCCTGGGGCCAAAGGGCCGATCCGCTGTTTTGCGGAAACTTTGTCCCGTTTGGATGCTTGAGATACTTGCGATAGTCGTCCTTCGTCGGCTCGACCTGGAGCATCGGCCGCTTCGGCGTTAGCTCCCTGACCCGATCATTCCTGGCCTTGAGAAATTTCGCGCGCTCGCTCATGCCGTTGTTCTTAGCGTTCTCCGTCATTTGCCGTCTCCTTTGCAGGGTTGAACTCGTATTCAGTGATGATGCGTTGCACCTCACTCGCATCAGGAACCGTGCCGTCCTTTTTGAGCCACACGCTTTCCTGATGGAGATGGAGAAAGTCGTCGGTCACTATCGCGCCGTACTCGGCGCGATACATCGCGGTCGCGGTGTATTGCAGTTCGGCATAGGGCTTCTCGCCGTTGAGGCCGCCAGCGCCCCAATCGTGCGTGCGTCGGCCCTTCTCGATTGCTTCGACGCGCACGTTGTCGGGCATGTCTGAGTTGATCACGTTCATCAAATTTGGATCACGCCACAGCCCGTTCATGATCGACCAGAACGCCTGATCGAGCTTGAGTTCGGCGAGGACTGGATCGTTATGTTCGATCAGAACCTGCCAGCCGATTTGAAGCCGATGGATGAAACGGATTTCACCGGCATTTGGATCGCCATCCGGACCCATGTCCTCGCTGACGATGTAGACGCCGAGGTATGGAATATGAATTTGCCAGATTGGCAGTTGCTTGCTTCGGCGCGCCGTGAAGCCTTGAAAAAACGGCAGCAGAACGGTCTTTGCAAAAAATGCGTCACGAATAACCGAAGAATAGCTTTGCGTGTCGGTGACCCCGCGCGCGCTTACGGTGCTGGCGGCAACCATTTGCGCAAAACCAGTGTCGTCTCGCCGCCGCCGTTCGTGCTCGCGTTGGTGATCTCGAATTCGCCTTCGGCCGGGCCAGCGTCTGCCGGGCCGATGTAGCACCGGTCGAGTTGCAGCGGCAGCACGGCGAACTCGACCTCGCGGATATCGAGGATCGTCTGCTGATCGGCGAAAATCGCGCCGTCGAGGCCGACGACGTCGAGCGAACGCGTGCCAAAGATTCCGCGTGCCACGTATGACGGGCCGTTCGGTTGCGACTCGTATGGATAGAACGTCACCGGCCGCGCGAACATGTCGAAGGCAGGCAGGTAGACCAGCGTCGAGAAGTTGACGCCGCTGCCGCCGCTGCCGCCTGGGGTCAATGGCATCTCAAACCTCGTAGCGCATGTAAGCCGACAACAGATCGGTCATACCGCCCGACACGGCGAGCGCCATGCCGCCTTTCTGCCCGTGCGCTCCGCTGAACGGATCGTAGAACATGACACGCGCATCCTTGTGCGAGATTGAGCGGACACCGCTGATGCCGAGACGGCTGACGTAGGCGAGTTCTTCGCGGATCAGAAGCTCGATGACTTGCTTCAACGCAGGCGGCGCGTCCTCGGGCAAGTCGTAACCGCCGGTGTATGTGACGACGACCGGTTCGCTGCGCGTCTCGAACAGTTCGAGCTTGCCGGATTTTTCCTCGAACTCGTAGGCGCCCGGATCAAGGATCGAGCCGCGCGGCGACTCGACCGTTGCGATGTCCGCTTCAAGCGCGGGATAGTGGCTGAGAAACACCCGGCGCGATCCCATACAGCGCCACGTCTCACGCACCTCTTCCTTGGCGAAGCAGCGATTGCACAGCGTCGCCACGAGATCGGAAAAGCGGGTGATCAGCGCCGCATATTGCTCGTCGTGCGTTGTGTCGCTGTCGGGGATGCCCATCGCCCCCTTGAGTTCTTCCAACGAGATTAGATCGAAGTTGTCAGCGGGCGTGATGATCTTGATGATGATGTCAGCCATCACTTAGCCTCGTCGTGGAATTGCTCGAACATCGCGCGCAGATCGAGCGGCGGTGCTGCGCTCGAATCGGACAAGAGCGGCGTCGCGAGATAGGCCGCGCGATTGATCTCCCAGCCGACGATCACCGGCGCAGCGGCACCATCCGCACCACGCGCGCCAGCCGCACCGGATTCGCCGCGCTCGCCCTTGAGTCCCTGGCGGCCCGGCTTCCCGGCCGACGCGATCAACTGCCAATCCGCGCCTGGGCACGCACCTGGGCTGTTCTTGCGTGCGATGAAGCTCGACCCGCCAAGGGCAACAATGTCGTGGCGAAGGTAGTGCTCAGTTTCGTTGAACGTGCCGCGCACTCTCGGCATCGGCGCATCGCGCCCAGCCGCCGCGAGACAAATCCAATCGAGGTGCGGTGGCGCACGCCCGGTGTCGCATCGCGCCTGAAATGTTGCGCCGTCGTGCGCAACGATCTGGCTGCGGTAGTACACCTTGTCTGGTTCGTAAGGGATCGCGACCGTCAGTTCGCCGACCGGACCTTGCTCGCCACGCTCGCCTTTCTCGCCGCGTGATCCCGGCACGCCCGGCTTGCCCGGCTCACCCGGCAAACCGCGCTCGCCTGCCGGGCCGGGCAGTCCACGTTCGCCGCGCAGCCCCAGATCGCCGCGCTCGCCCGGCTCACCCTTGGGGCCGACAACGCCATTCATGCCGCGCTCGCCCTTCGGTCCTAGCGCACCGTCCATGCCGCGCTCGCCACGCGGCCCAGGATCGCCGCGCTCACCCTTCGCGCCGACTGCACCGACTGGCCCAGGCTCGCCGCGTGCGCCAGCCGCGCCAGCCGCACCGGGTTCGCCCTGCAGCCCGCGCTCGCCCGCTGGCCCGGCCGCACCATCTGCACCGTGTTCGCCGCGCTCGCCCTGCAGACCTTGGGGACCGACCGGCCCAGCTTCGCCGCGTTCGCCGGGCAGGCCGTCGAGGCCACGCTCGCCCGGTTCGCCACGCTCGCCGTCCTTGCCAGTCGCACCCGGATCGCCGGGCAAGCCGCGCTCACCCTGGGTGCCCGGCTCGCCGCGCTCACCCATCGGCCCTGGCAGGCCGCGTTCACCCGCTGCGCCGACCGTGCCCGGCTCACCCGAAAGCCCGCGCTCGCCTTGTGGACCTTGTTCGCCGCGCTCGCCGCGCTCGCCCATGGGGCCGGGCAAGCCGCGCTCGCCGGACAAACCGCGCTCGCCATCCTTGCCCGGTGCGCCATCCGCACCCGGCAACCCGCGTTCACCCCGCAGGCCCTGCAGGCCGCGCTCGCCGCGCTCGCCGGGCAGACCGGGCAGACCATCGAGGCCGCGCTCGCCCGGTTCGCCACGCTCGCCCATCGGCCCTGGTAGCCCACGCTCGCCGGGCAGACCCGGCTCGGCCGGTTTCACCTGGGCCAGATGCGTCGCGATCATCTCGCGCGAGTCGCCGCGCAGCGTGGCGACCTCGGCGCGTAGTTGGGCAATGGTCGCTGCGGTTTGCGCCATGAATAGCGCATGCTCGCGCTCCCACGCCGTTCGCTGGGTGGCGAGAACTTCGCCTAGCGCATCGCGCCACGCCTCAAGGAGACATTCGGCGGCCGAATCGGGCGGCGCTTGCAAAGACGTTGTGGACTTCCCGTTTGACGTCATCGGGGTTGACCTTCTGCGGCGGCGGCTTCTGCTGATCTTCTGCCGCCGAGGCGGCCGGGGCCGCCGGTGGCGGTGCGTGTGGCGCAAACGGTGCGGCGGCTGGCGGCGGCATCTGTCCAATCTGGCTAAGCGGCACAACCTGCTGCTGCACGCGCGGCTCCTCGCCGAATTTGACCTTGTCGAGTCCTTCGGCATTGCGCGCTTCGTTGGGCGAGTAGATGCCGCCCTGCACGCCACGCGCCAGCGCGTCGATCCGATCCTTCAACGCCGAGCGCAGCAGCGCCGCCGTGTCGAACTCGACGTATTCGTCCGGTTGTCCCTTGAGGTCGAACAAAACACCGATTGCTTCCTCGATGTGGTTGAGTGCAAAGCCGAGGCCAGAGGCGATCCAGCTTTGCATCAGTTGTTCGGTCGAACCCATCGAACTGTTGCCGATGCCGAGCACCTGAAGCGGAATCCGGTAGGCGAGGGCGATGTGCTCGTTGCTGAGCTTGAGCATGTCGGCGGTCGCGGCATCGCGCCCGGCAACCGCCCACGGCTGCACCTTGAGGCCAGCGGTCAGGATCGGCGTGTTGCCCTGCGCCATACCCTTGGCTTGTTCATTCCAGCGGTCGCGCAGATGCTGGGCCTGATCCTTGTCGAGCGTGAGATCGGTCGAGAGCACGGCCGAGGGCCGCGCTTCGTTCATGTAAAAGTTTGCCTGCTGCATCGCTATGGCGTTGCTGACGTTCACATCGCCGTTGGCGGCAACGAGCGGCGACTCGCCGATCAGCGGCGTCGGATAGCGGCGATTCACGTTGAGACGAACGTGCAGGCAATCGCGCGCCGGAACGATCAACGGCTCCGGGCCGACACGCCGCTCGATGATGTCGTTGCCATAAAGCTGATAAAAGATTTCGCCGTTGGTTGCCACCCGAGGATAGGACATGTTCGGGTGCATGAGGTGCAGTTCGCTGATCTCGTAGCGGTCGTTGCGCAGCCCGAGCGCGTAGGCGTTGCCATCGACGTAGAGCGAGCGCACGAGGTTGAGCAGAAAATCCGAGATTGTCTGGTAATCGTTCGGGTAACGCAGCAACCGCGCGAGCGCCGATGTCTTCACGCGATCACGGCCGCCCTTGCTGTTGAGCCGCCAGTGATCGCCGGGCAGCATGGCGATGGTCTGCGCATAGGCCGACACGCACGCTTCGACCATCGCCGAGCGTTCGGAGAAGATCGGATTGTAACCTTGCTGCCACCAGTTCGCGCTGTCGCCGACGCCCGCTGGCAACCATCCGCCGGTGATCGGCAGATACCAGGGGCCTTGGCGAACATCCCCTTCGCCCTTGCGGACGAAGGGGGCAACGATCCGTGACAGCAGTTGAAGCGGCTTCATTCTCGCGGGCGAGCGTCCCGCGTCGCGTAGCCGCCGCCTTGCGCTCGTTTCGGCTCGCTTTGTTTTGTGGTCGCGTTGGGATCGGGG